TAAGCCAACTGTCCTACGAAACACTTGACGAACATTAATGAATTCTCTAGGAAGTGTGTAATCGGTTTGATGAGCATGTAGTGTCATCAATGTATAGGCTTCTTCCGTTGCATTTTGCGCTCTTTGACGATAAACTTGAATAGCATATTTGTATGCGGCTTCAAAATGCTCAGGATCTAATTCTATATCGACAATACCCTCGCCCATACGCAGGCGAAGGTTTCTAAATAATTCTTCTTTTAATTGGTCTAATGTTTCTGATTGTTGGATTGCCATGGTGTTCCCCAGATACTGTATTTATCTGGGGAACTAGTTCAATCAAATATCGCCGTCTTTGCGATTCTCCGAAAAATGTGCATCAAACGAACCACCGGGATAACGTGATTCTAGTTTGCGTACATTCTCGTCAATAACATCATTCGGATTAAGATTCAACGCTCGACAAGCATTAATCCAATACCACATTACATCACCAAGTTCACGTTTCATGTGAAACAATTCAGCATCAGTTAGTGGC